ATTGGATAGGCAAACCAATTAATCCAAAGACATGGGTGCGTAAATCACCTCTCAGAGCTTGCATTATCGATGGACTTTTCTACATAGAAGGTGAATAATGAATATATGAGCGCAGGCCGACCAACAACGTATTCACAAGAGATGCTGCAGAAGGCAAAGGAGTACCTCTTACAATGCGAAGACCAAGAGATTGAAAAAGGAACAAGTGAAAAACCAGTCTATTCACTTAAAGTAAAACTACCCACAAAAGGAGGTTTGGCTAGATTTCTAGGAGTAAATAGGGACACACTTTATCAGTGGAGTCAAGAGCATGAGGAATTTTCCGACATTATGGAACAAGTTTCAGCCGAACAAGAAGATAAGTTGATAAATAATGGCTTATCTGGTGACTATAATCCAACTATCGCAAAAGTACTTTTAACTAAGCATGGATATTCAGATAAATTAGAAACAGATATAACGACAAAAGGAGAAAAGATACAAACTTCCGATCCCGTATTAGCTCAACAATTTGATGACTGGAGAAAACAACAGCTTAAAGCAGATTGAAAGCAGCTCAGTCCACGCTTGGATAGCCAACAATCAAATCCGTACCGAAACGGGAGAGATATTGGATTTCAAGAAATACTACTTTCTTTACGATATATACAGGGACAAGAGCGACCTTATTGTAGCCAAGAAGTGCGCCCAGATAGGGTTCACTACCTTCGAGATCCTCAAAACAGCCCATGAATGCTACTACGATAAAATTGATATTCTTTATGTTCTCCCCACCGCTGACGATGTTAAAAGGTTTTCAGGAGGTAAAACAAACAAAATCATAGCTTGGAACCCTGTTTTACAAGGCTGGACATCCGACAAAGACTCAGTAGAGCAGAAACAGTTCGGCAATAACACCATCTACTACCAAGGCTCATGGACTGAGCGAGCCGCTCTCATGATTACGGCTAAAAAGCTTGTCATTGATGAGTATGACAGGTGCAAGCAGGACATCGTAGAACAGTACGATTCACGCCTCCAGTCAGTTGCCAATCCGCGCAAGGCCTTCTTTTCTAACCCGTCATTACCAGATTACGGGGTAGATAAGTTCTATAAGCTCTCTGATCAGAAGAAGTGGCACATCACTCACACTTGTGGGAAAACCTACCCTATGGAGGAGGAATGCGTAGATTACAACGCTGAAATATACCGCTGCCCCCATTGTAAGCAAGAAATCAAAGACAAAGAACGCCAGTTCGGGGAATGGAAACCAACAGCACAGGGCAAGTGGTCGGGCTACTGGATCCCCTTATGGATAGCCCCATGGATGCCAGCGTCTAAGATCGCCGAGTACAAACGAGAAAAAAGCCCTGAATACTTTGCTAACTTCGTGGCTGGGCTTGCATTTTCAGGCTCAGGCGACCGCGTTTACAGAAAAGACATAGTAAAGAACATAACTAATACGATTAACGACCAAGAGGATAGGATTGTGATTGGGGTAGATACAGGACTTCCTATTCACATTGTATGCGCCAATAAGCAAGGTTTTTTCTACTACGACAAGCTGTCAGACCCTACTACGGGGAAAGACCCGTACCTAGAGCTAGAAGCACTCCTCAAACGATGGCCAAAGTCAGTCATTGTCGCCGACCAAGGTGGAGACTTGATAGGTATACGAAAGCTTCAAGCAAAGTATCCCGGAAGAGTATTCCTTGTGTGGTACAGGCAAGATACAAAGAATGTCGACCTTATAAAGTGGGGTGAGGACGCGGAATACGGCAAGGTATACGCTGATCGCAACAGGCTTATACAGCTTTTCATTGAGGAAATGGGAAGTGGGCTAGTAACCTACAATGGGACAGAAGCTGACTGGGAGGAATACATAGCACACTGGATGAACATCTTTCGTGTATGGGATGAGAATAACCTCGGGACAAAGGTATTTAAGTGGGAGCGCCGTGGCCCAGATCACTTCTGCCACGCAGCAATCTATGCACGTATTGGACTCTCAAGGTACCTGAACGCCAACGCTAAAGTAGTTGGAGAATCAGCATTCGGCCACCTTCCAACGGGGAGAATTGTACAAGCGGAAGGCGTTGCCTCATTTGTGCACCCCGATGACTTTCGCAGCGAAAGAGCATGGAACGGCTAATTATCCACAGTACATTTGACATTGCTCATATAAAGCTCACACTCATAATATGGCAGACCCTCTCAATCCGTTTTCGCAAAACATATTAGGTGTGCAGGACTTGGTAGAGAATCAAACAAATAAAGTACAAACAGGAACCGACTTCGATCCTGAAGGAGCAGTCGGAGACAAGAAAGACTCATTGTCAGTTGAGCTGAGCGATGCTGAATTATTGATACTGAAGGATGATTTCCTAAAGAAATGGCTTCCATATGAAGGAAAGATAAAGCCTCGCCAGACAAGAATCCGTGAATCTTACCTCGGAAAGAACCCGGGAGGCCAATGGCTGGTAGATAGCGACCTCCCCGGGGCCGCTAATCTTCAGTTTGAAGCAACCGAGACATTTCTCGCGGCGGCCATAGCTAAAAGCCCAGCTCCCATCGTCTGGTGCGACAATACGCCAGAAGGCAATTCCATCGCCACGTCAGTAAAGACCATGCTGCAGTTCCACGCTGACCAGCTCGCACTGCAAAAGAAGTTCAGCATCATGGTGCGCCAGTGGTCTATGGATCTTATCGGAGTTTTGAAGCCGGGGTGGGACGCTCGCATCAACGACGTAATGGTGGACAATAGAAAGGCAAAAGACTACGTCTTTGACCCAGAAGGCTACGTTGACGCGTACGGAGACTTTTCATCATGGTACGGGGAACGCATCAAAACGACAGCGGAAAAGCTCGCTGAAATGTTCCCCCAGAAGGCAGAAGCAATCAAGCAGAGCGTGGACAACAAGATGGGCACCGAGTGTACCTATACCGAATGGTGGCCGAACGATGACTACTGCTTCATCACTTTTAAGAACATTATCCTCGATAAGTTCAAGAATCCTTTCTTTAATTGGTCAGATGAAACGGGGGGCCAAACAAAGAAAAACCACTTTGCGCACCCTAAGAAGCCTGGTATCTTCCTTTCCGTCTACTCCCTCCAAGAACAGCCGCATGATATAACCTCAAACCTCGAGCAGAACATCCCAAACCAAAAGATAATCAGCACCCGAACCGAGCAGATTGACGCAAACATTTCAGCTGCAAATAACGGGTACGCTTACTCAGAAGACAACTTCAACGAAGAAACGGCTAAACAAGCCGCTAACGCACGAAAGAAAGGCAATCCTATTCTCATTCCTTCAGGAGGCCCAGCAGGAAACGCAATCATACCTCTCGACGCACAGTCGCTTCCAGCGTCAGTCTTTACTCAGCTCGAGACAGCAAAGAACGACCTTCGCAGCTCATGGGGAGTACAGGGAATCACAGCTGATAAGCCTGACGAAGACCAGACTGCTCGCGGCATGATCCTTAACCAGTCGCACGATACTTCGCGTATTGGCGGTGGTATAGGAAAGTCGGTCGAGCAGGTAGCCGACAATGTATTTAATTGGCTCGTACAGCTCTACTACGTCTTTTACGATGAGCCGCACTTCGCCGCTGTCATGGGCAACGCAAAGGCGGTGGAATATGTAACTATCACCGCTGCTAACCTCCAGCGCCAGCTCATTGTCTCAGTCTCCCCCGACTCAATGAAGCCGAAGGATGAAGTAACGCAGCTCAACCTCGCACAGGCTTTGTATGATAAAGGAGCAATCGGGCCGAAGACCCTTCTCAAGATGGTAGACTTCCCAGATGCAGACGAGGCCGCTGCAGATGGCGTACTATGGAAATTAGACCCAGCTGGATACTTCCAGCTTAACTTCCCAGAATACGCAGCACGACTCCAGCAGCAGCAAGCACAGAATATGATGGGAGCACCCGTTCCAGCAGGAGGACAAGGAGGTATAGCGCCAGAAGCTACCACAGAGCCAGCACAGCCACTCTCTATGGATCCTGCCAGCGCAGCGCTCTCTGAAGTACCAATCCCACCACTTCCAGCCAACTTATCCACTGGACAGTAATAATAAACATCTTCACAATCATTGTATGAACACTTTGGGACAAGCACTTAAAAACAAGCTAAAGAAGGTAGGTGGCGTCGTCAACGATGTTGCAAGTGATGTTATCTCAGCTCCACAGCGTATGTACCAAGGAGCGCGTGCCCGACGCTTTGCCAACGAAGCAAAGATAATCAAACAAGCTCGTGACTACGATAATGCCCCTGACATGGATGCAAAAGGCAACCCAACTGACGCCTTCAAGACACGCACCGTAGCACAGGGTATTCGGACTTATTATAAGAATCAGAATAAGCAGAAGTAATATGTCGAAACGATTCACTCATGGCGGCAGAGTAGATACCAAAGATAAGTATAAGCCTGTCTCTCGAGAGGAAAAGCTTGCTAACTACGCCTCAAGATCAGACCTCTTAGCTAAGAACAAGGCTATTAAAAATAAAGCTAAATAGTATGTCACACCCAAATCCATCACACGATCGAAAGAACGAGTACCCAGAGGACAAAGTTACTCGGTACCCAAAGAAACAAAAGAAAGCAGGTGGTTTCTCCAGTATCATTAAGCACTTCCGATCAAAGACTCAGGCATTACAGAAAATGATGGACGAGACAGGTGGCCGCTACGGGAAACACTACAAACCACGATAATATGAAAGACGCTAAAACAAAAGCACTGAAGAAGAAATACGAACCGAGCAAGGCTCAGGCTAAGAAGAATGCCAAGTTTCTCGGAGAAACTTTTAAAGAACCTACAAAGATTAAAAGCTATATGCGTCATGGCTTTAACAGTAGGTGGCCCTCACCCGAGGATGTGTTCGGACGATAGCTACGACGGGGTCTGTAAAGTCTCCCCCACAAAGAGCTTGTAAGCTCGCAAGAGCACTTAAAAATCCCTGAAAAGGGTCGATAATAGAGCCTGAAAAGGCAAACGATATGAACGAACAAGAGGAGTTTTTAAAGGATATATCAGCTAACGAAGGCGCAGAGGACTTGTTTACCCAGCCGCTCAATCCTGAACAAGGAGAGCCAGAAGGTGAAAAAGCCCCAAAGCCAGAAGCTGAGGGTAACGAAGGTG